TTCATTGTTCTTACATCGAACATCAATTCACCAGCACCATCAAATGCCAAATGCACAGACGCTTTTGTGAATCGCGTCAATGTATCAGCAATCGTACACATGGACAGAGAAGTGCGAAAATTCACCATCGTTACGAGAGGACAACAGCAGCAAACACTCAGTGAAGATGAATTTTTCAAGTATGTTATCAAAGACGCGCGCCAACATTTCGCAGAAGAGAAGAAATTGTTTGATAACAAATTTGCAAAATTCATCATTGAAGGCGAACCGATCAGGATGGGTGTAGATCCTGGCATAGAAGATGAAGAACTGGACGAACCTGAACCTCAAGAACTGGAAGAACCCGAACCTCAAGTCGAAGAACAAGGACGCATTGTGTTTGGACCCGTCCATGCACAACACACACGAATTGAGGAAGATGCAACAACATGGCAAACATTCAAGCGACGATACCGGCAAATTGGTGATACCATCATAGACGCAGTGGGATCTATCACACAACCCATACATGCACAACTCACTCAGGTTAAGGAGGAAGCATACGCGAAATACGCAACATGGATACACTCAGATGTTTCGAAGAGCATCATGATCGTCGGTGGCATCACGCTAGCAGCAGCACTCATATACTTCACGTATAGAATGCTCCGGACTGGGGAACCCACACAAGTTCTTCAGGAATTGCAGGAACAAATTGACCAAACACGCATCGCGCTCACACCAGAAACGGACTACTCGCTCACAAGCCAAAAGAGCAGTGGAGGAGTCAATGGCAAGAAGCAAGGCAAAGAGAGTAGACGACTCCAATATGCCAATGAACACCAAGTCGATAAACGTTACAGAGGAGAAGTGGCCTTTACCAAGAGAGGCTTTGCTCAGAACGACATCACTGAGCCAGACGTCAACATCGACACAGCGAAATACGACCAAATAGCGACGCAAGAGAAACATGTAGCTTTCATCTCGCTATATGATGACAAAGGAGACATCAGATCGAACGGATCTGGACTGGCACATGATAATTTCATCATCACAACAACTCATGTGTTGAAACCACGCATCAACGAGCAACGCATTGACACGACTGGCTGGAGGTACCGCATATACATTGGCAACGCAATTCTGGAAGGTAATCTTGATCCGGAGACGATGCAGGAATTCGCTGGAAATAGTGAATTATGCATAATGCACATTGGAAGGAAATGCGCAGATCTCACATCTAGATTTGTAGCAAATACGCAGGAACTCATTGGCCACCGCAAACTGGCACTCATCACGAAAGCAGCAAAGACATCGCGAGGCACATACTCAACCAAGGTTGTAGTTGGAATTGCAACACCAACATTGCTTACAACACATGACAACACAGACGGACAAGTGAAAGCATACGAGATGAGAGCAGCGACTGAAGCAGGATGGAGCGGATCACCGTACTTAGACGTAGAAAGTAAGAAGATATTCGCTATCCATTATGGAGCTGAACTGCCTTTGAGCAAAGCATACGGACACACAATCACCAAAGCTGGAGTTGCAGATACCATCACTGCCTACTATGAACGCGTTAGTAGAGTACCAGTTATTGTGCGAACACCAAAATTCACCACGCAGAATGAAGACTACCATCCAAGCACATTCGACACGCTCGATGTGAGTGAACAAGATGAAATCCACCACGGAAAGGCATTGCACATGCCACGCAAGTCAAAGATCACGGAGAGCAAATTGCACGGAGTCTTTCCGACAAGAACAGGACCATCAGTTTTGCACGTGAGAGACGTACGACTGGAGGACACAACAATGACACCACTACAGAGAGGATTATCGAAGTACGAGAAACGTATTCACTCTGTGGAAATCGGCACGCAACGGGAAATTGTCAACACGATGGTTGATCGATATACGCGCAAAATCAAGGAGCACATCGAACTCACCGACTACCCTATCAACGAGCTCATTAATGGGAACGAGGTACAGGGCTTCACATCACTCGACATGCACACATCAGATGGACATCCATACAAGACAGCCAACAAACCACTCTTCCAACAAGACGCGATGGAACAATGGAATCTCACAGCTTTTGGACGAAAAGAGCTGAACAAACTGGAAACACGACTGGAAAACGACGAACCACTGGACATGCCATTCTCAGCGCACCTGAAGGACGAAAGACGACCGCTGGAGAAAATACGCATTGGAAAATCACGGCTATTCCTGGCATCGAACAAGATCTTGACACTGGC